AGCATGGAAGATGAGGCAGTGGGGGAGTTGACTATTGCGATTGATACATCAGGTTCAATTGGTGAGACGGAACTCAATGCGTTCTCGTCAGAACTGGTATCCATCTGTAGTCTTACATCGCCTGAATTGGTTCGTGTTATTTGGTGGGACGCTGAGGTGCATGGTGAACAAGTGTTCAGGGAGGGGGACTATCAACAGATACAATCTCTACTCAAACCACAAGGTGGAGGTGGAACTGACCCCGACTGTATACCTAAATACATTGCTAAGAAGAGTATTAAATCAGAGGCAATCGTAGTATTCACTGATGGATACTTCTCAACACCGAAGTGGGACACTGCAATACCGAGTTTGTTTGTGGCGACAGATACGGATAGTGCTATACCAAGCCATTGTAAAGTTGTAAAACAAGACCTGACATAGTGTCAGGTCACTAAATTAATTTCCTATCACTCGCCAGTGCTAGGTAAAAACAAAAGGAGATATATCATGTTTAAAGAAGTTACATATGACAGACTGTTAGCAATTACTAACACTGAAAAACCTTACAGACATACGAGTCGTAGTAAGAAACCAATAGGTTCGTATCCTGTATTCCCTGACCTAAGACATCATACACACAAGTATTTTTATATGAACAAAGATGGGTCGTTCACTGTTTGCTATCATACTGGCAAGATTGCTTATGTGCATAAGGGAAACATTGTTGAGATGGCATGTGATAGTTATTGGCAAGGTGAGAGAATGTTTGCGACCGCCTTACAAGAAAATCCGTGGGGAACTTATAGACAAGGTTATTGGAACGAGGGTCAAATCGTAACCAATGACGATAGTAAGGGTGGGTTGATGTATGCAAATATACTAGACGCTGAGGGTAAGTATGTAGTATTCAGACCATTGATAAAAGGGTGGAAGTATAACATGATGACTGATGAACCTCTTATACCATACGACACAGTCACCAAAGTTGTAAAGCGTAGCGAGAGTAGTAAGTTGAGGAAAAGGATTGACGAGGGAATGAAGTTGGTAAGTGCAATATGGAAGTCAGTTGAACCTGATAGGAATGCGATGACAACAATGTGCAATGAAGTGTTGGATAGGATAGAGAGACCGAGCAACAGAAACAAAGAGGGGTTTTATCTAGGAACTATTGAACGTCAAACCGTGTTCAGTGCATGGCGAAAGAAACTATTTGATGATGGTGAGTGGGAAATCCTAGCGTCAGAGAAGTATCAACAAAGCAGTTGGGAGTATAGCAGTCTTACTATGGCAGAGACCATAGATAAGATAAAGAAAAGGATTAAAGAAGACGCGTGGTTATACTTACCTGAGATGACTGAAGAGAAGATAACACCATGCGAAACTTTATACATACCATCATCTAGAAATGTCTTTAGACAAAGGAGAGCATAGATGAGCGAACAATCTTATGAAGATAAAATGAACGACTATTATCACGCAGAGATAGAGTCACGCTTTACCAACGAGGAGGCAATGGAGGAGTTTGCCAAACTCATGAGAGAGCGTATTTATAAACAAGACGCAGACGCAGTTGATTGGGCAATGGAGTGCATGTTAGACAAGGTTGATATCCATGACGTAAAGTCTGAGTTGGTTTACGCATTTAGAAATTTGGAAATTGATTTTTAAGGAGATAGATTATGAGTAAGAAACTAAAACCGTATCGCATTTACATCACGCAGTATTGTGAGCCAATAGATGTCATGGCAGTAAGCACTACATCAGCTAAGAGAATTGCTACCGAAGACCATACATGGGAAGTAATTGACGCTGACATTCGAGCAGAAAGACAGGAGAAACAAGAGGAACAAGAGGTCATAGATAAAAAAGACTATCAATATAGGGGGAATAAAAATGATTGACAAGAAACATTATTACTTTGAACTAGACGCGAACAGAGGAACATTGAATCATATGCTTACTGAGTCGGAGACAACATTCATACTAGAACTTTGTCATAAGTATCAGCTAAAGATATTACAGTCCATGGACATAAGAACACAATGGTCAGAGCAGTATTGGACATTTAATTCTAATGACTCTACACAAAATAAATCTAATGCTAAAGCAATTATACTTACAAAGCATGGATTTCCTAATCTAGTTGCGTGGGTGCATGATGACACATACTATATATCAGCCAACGCTAGATTAAAAGAAAGGAGTGATGGTAAGTATCTACACTCCAAACGTATGAAAGATGTTATTAGAAAGTTTGATAAGAGAATAGAATATGTGATATCACTAGGGAATCTAGACCCATTCAATACACAAGAGTGGTTGTCATCAAGTCTTGTTAAATTACCTCAAAAGATTTATCAAAGCGTAACTAGGAACAATAAGTTAGAACATGAGTATTCTACGGTGACATTAAGTGGTGCGTCGCTACATTTACTCTTAGGTAAAGCCCATGCAAACAATGAAGTGGTGTCATCTAATGTGACTGAGGAATGGAAACAGTTATATACAACGCTTAACTATAACAAAGATAAGCAACAGGAAGGAAATTTATATGCGATGGAGAATCTACATAAGCCATTTTATATTCTAAGTAAACCCTTAATGACTAAAGGCAACGATCGAGTTACAGTGACTAAAGTTAAGATGACGGAGAACAGTAAGCATAAGTTGGATATACTAGAAGTGCCTGTAACCTACCGAACTCTCGAAGATTGCCCTTTACATGATAAGTTTAGACCCCAGCTGATGATGTGGGCAATGCACTCCGAAATGGAATGGAAAGATAACTCATACAGAAAGCCTGAATGGTTAGTTAATAATGTGATAGCAGACACTAGCGGAACATATGAAGGTAAGTTTGATGAGTCTACGAAAACAGGTAATACTTCAGAAGGGTCTTCAACAGACTATGAAATACTGTATACTTACTTACTAGATGTTGACTAAATTAGAACCGATACCGCACTTTAAACTAACGGACTATGTCCGAGTAGCAATCCGACACAAGAACGGAGAGTATACTGTATACCTAGATAATGACATGGTTAGACAGTATACCCTCCAATCTCTTCCCTCATATATATCATCTAAGATAACCGTAGCTAAAGCACTAAGTATTCATTTAAAATCTGACCACGAAGTAAAAGAGCATGACATTTTTATGTGTGATGTTGAGCAAGGCGACCCCGATGTCGCGTGGAGAGCAAGTGAGAATTGGTATATAGTTATTCTTCATCTAATAGATTATCAAACATTATTAGGACTCAGGAAGAATGGCAACCCCCGAAAAGAAAGTAAAAGAAAAAGTAAAAAAGATATTAAAAAAGATTAACGCTTATCACTGTATGCCCTCGACAGGTGGCTATGGTGCGAGTGGAGTGCCTGACATACTCGTATGCTACAAAGGTAGGTTCATAGGCATAGAAACAAAAGCTAACGGCAATCGTCCGACGGCTCTTCAATTTAAACACCTAGAGGATATACAAAAATCAGGTGGAATCTCATTAGTTATTGACGAAACAAATATTGATATGCTAGAGTGTTATATCAATGGTAACGAAACCTATAGTTTATGAAACAGAAAAAAAGTAACCTGACATCAGGTCAGGAGGATAAAGTAAATCACCCAAAGCATTACACAAACCATAAATGGGAGGTGTATGACATACTAGAGGAATTCTTTAATGATGACCCATTGCTATGGCAGTGTGGTAAGTATCTACTTAGATGTAAGTATAAAGGTAATCAATCACAAGACTTAAAGAAGATGATATGGTATGCTAACAAACGAATTGAGAAAGGAGAACAATCATGAGTCAAGATTTATTTGCAAGAATTAAGGGTTTATTGACTAGTCATATAGAACTACTTAACGAACACAAGCTAGGCGACGATCACGCAGCAGAAGCAGAGTCTATCGTTGAAGAGATAAATATACTACTAAAATCTGATAAAGCAGGAGAGATTGAGAAACGCATTGATGTAGCAGAGAGACAAGCCCTGTCTGATGACCTCGCTGATGAAATTCTTAACGCAAAGTATTGTGTTGGTGGAAACTGTGAAGACTGAGAACTGGTATCAAAGGCTAGGATGACTACCACTAGGCGAGAGCGTCAAATTTTTAATTTAAACGGAAGGAAAAGGAATGAGTAGATTTCAAAATGAGGAAATTGCTAAAAGAAAGAAAGAAAGGCAAGAGAGAAAAGAAATTGCTATTGAGAGAGCTAAAGAGTTTATGATAAAAAACCCAACGGCTCCGAGAAGTAGAGTAGCCAAATATGCGGGAGTTTCGGATTCAGTTTTAGAAAGGTGGGGAGTTGAACTACCAAAACCCATCACTGATAAACAAAGAACTCCGTGGCGAATTGGACACATGATATGAGCGATGAGATAGATAATGCGAATGATGAAGTTCAAAGACGGCTTGAAGTAACGCTGAAGTCTATCAATACTGAAGTGCCTGATAATGATACGGGTAGATGTATATGGTGCGAGGAAGTAATTGGGGGTAAAGCTAGATGGTGCAGTCCGCTTTGCCGTGACGAACATACTAAATATGCGAATAAAATATGACCATTATCAAAGAAGATAAAAGAATAGGCCCCGCAGTTTGTTGCAAGTGTGGTAAGGACGCAAAGATTAATCATGGTGGTAAATGGTATTGCGGAATAGAATCTGATATGGGAGTAATGAACTTAAAAGGATTTTGTATAAAAGAAAAACGAGAGGAGAACAAGTGCAAGTAGTCTGCTTGGATTTTGAAACATTTTATAGTAAGACCTTTAGTTTATCTAAACTAACAACAGAAGAATATCTTAGGTCGCCTGAGTTTCAAACTATTGGATATTCAATCAAGATAGACGATGGTAAGACCAAATGGTATACAGGATCACATGAGGAATTATTAGATGAACTAAACAAGGTAGACTGGGATAAGTCTATGCTACTTTGTCATAACACTTTGTTTGACGGTGCTATTCTTAGTTGGATATTTGGTCTACAACCATTCGCATACTTGGATACATTGTGTATGGCTCGTGCAATTCATGGTGTCAACGCTGGTGGTAGCTTAAAAGCATTAGCTGAAAGATATAGTTTAGGTGAAAAAGGCACTGAAGTATTAGACGCATTAGGTAAAAGACTAGAAGACTTTCAGCCACATGAGTTACATAGATATGGTCAGTATTGTAACAACGATGTTGAGTTAACATATAATCTATTCAAAGTATTATCTCAAGGGTTTCCTGTAGATGAACTAAAACTTATAGACATTACACTTCGTATGTATACCAACCCTGTGTTGACAGTGGATGATGGGTTATTGATTACAAGGTTAGATGAAGTTAAAGATGAAAAGCAAAAGCTATTGTCTAGTTTAATGAATAGATTAAAGTGTGATACAGAGGAAGAAGTTAGGAAGAAGTTGGCAAGTAATAAACAATTTGCTGAACTACTACAAGAACTAGGAGTTGTTGTTCCTTTAAAAGTATCTCCAGCAACAGGCAAGGATACATTTGCTTTAGCTAAAAATGATATAGGATTTAAAGAATTGCAAGAACATGAGAACTCATTCATACAAGAGTTATGCAGAGTCAGACTAGGTACTAAGTCTACTATGGAAGAGTCAAGAATAGAGAGATTCTTAGACATTGGTGCACGCAATAAGGGATCACTTCCGATGCCATTAAAATATTATGGTGCTCATACGGGTAGATGGTCAGGCTTAGATAAAGTTAATATGCAGAACCTACCTTCAAGAGATGTTAAAAAGAAAGCATTAAAGAACGCAATACTCCCCCCAAAAGGTCATGTCATTATTAATGTAGACTCATCACAGATTGAGGCTCGCATATTAGTGTGGCTTGCTGGACAAGATGATGTGATAGAACAGTTTAAAAACAACGAAGATGTTTACTCTAACTTTGCTAGTAGGGTATATGGTAAAAAAATTGATAAAAGAAATAAGACAGAGCGGTTTATTGGTAAGACCTGTATCCTAGGATTAGGGTATGGTACAGGGTGGAAGAAACTACAAGATACATTAAAGACTCAACCCCCCTATGTCGATGTGCCTGACCATGAAGCTCAAAGGTATGTAAAAACTTATAGAGACCTTAACTTTAAAGTTACTCAGCTATGGAAAAATTGTGATAAAGCACTTGAGTATTTAGATACATGGGAGACACGTATAGCTAATGGATATGGAAAGCCTTACTCTCTTGATAAGCATAACTCAGTCGAGGTTAGCCCACAGGGTTTAAAACTTCCTAATGGGCTATATATAAAATACCCTGAGCTAAGATATGATACAACGACATCTCAAGGAGGATATGTTTACAAGAAAAGATTTGGTGGTGAAGTAAGTTTATGGGGTGGGGCAGTTGTGGAGAATGTAGTGCAAGCGTTAGCTAGGATTATCATAGGTGAGCAGATGATTAGGATTAATGAAAGATATAAACCTGTATTAACTGTGCATGACGCAGTAGTTTGTGTTGCACCTGAAGAAGAAAAAGATGAGGCATTAAAGTTTATTATGGGTGAGATGTCTAAAGCACCTGACTGGGCACCTGACCTACCAATTACTTGTGAAGGTGAGTATGGTAAAAGCTATGGAGATTGCTAATGGATTTAGATATTGAATGGGAAGGGGAAGTGATGAATCAGTCATCGCCTTTTACTATTGTACCTTTAGACATAGACATAGGCGCAATTACTTGTAAAGTATTATGTATGAAAGATAAGTGGATTAGTAGGTCAAACAAGTATCCTTTCTTTACACTCGGTAGAGGTGCATACCTTGATGGCAGAACAAAAGAATATTATAAAGGCTTACCCGCTCAAAATGAGATGATGGTACACGCATTTGCCGAGTTATATACTGAAGTAGGAATAGCGTTGAACAGTGTATTTGGAGAAGATATTTATTTAACAACTCAACTCAGGGTACCAGGCTTTCACATATTTCCATCGGATAAGAAATTCTTAACAGAGACAGGCAATTGGCACCAAGATCACCCTCACGCTACACTAGGGTTAGAGGATATAGATAGCTATGCTTTTACACTTGCTATTAAGCTACCCAAATCAGGGGGAGGTATGGACTACATAGATGAGTTTCATCAAGCACAACACTTAGCGTATAATGAGAAAGACCTAGTAATACATAATGGACAAACAATTCATAGGATAGCAGGTATGAAAGAATATACCCCTAATGAATACAGAATTACATTGCAAGGACATATAGTCAGACGAGATGGGTTACTAGAAGCGTTCTTTTAGGAGAAAAAGAAATGACTTTAACAGAAGGTGCATTCATTCTAACAGTATCATTATCAGGCAACTACGACGATCTAGAATTCGTTGGATATTTTAATGACTGCCAGACGGCGATAGAATACTATCATGAAAACTGTAGTGAATACCAAGCGGCGAGTTGTTTATTAACAAAGTATAGCAACCTACCGGGCGACCACCCTGATGTATTTGGATTTGAAATAACCGAAC